ACGCCGCCACATCCTCGCGGGCGACGCCAAGCTGGCCCGCAGCCTCCGCGGTTGCAGCGATCTCCTGGTGGGTAGCAGGCATCGTCCGAGCCATCTCGCGCAACTGACCCTCAAGCTCCGCCATCTGCGAAGCGGTGCCGTCGGTCGTCTTCTGCACGCCCGCCCACGCGGACTCCCAGTCAACGGCCGCCTTCGTCGCGGCAGCAAGACCTCCCGCGGCGACCAGGCCGACCTTGCCGCCGACGTCGGCGATGCCCGACAGGCCCCGGCGCATCTTGTCGCCCTTGGCGTCGATCGCGAGCAGGTCGTCGCCGAACTTCTTCGTCGAAGCGCTCGCCTGAGCGAGGGAGGCGCGGAAGGAGCCAACCTCCGCCCGAAGTCTGTACACCACGGACCGGTCCGTCAACGCAGTCCTCCGATCGGCTGTAGGTTTGGGGCATGAACGACGAGTTCCGACTGCCGATAGCTGCCCTCTGTGTGGCGGCGTGCGCGGGCCTGATTTGGATCGCCACGCGGTCGAACGACATCAGTGGCGTGTTCGCGTTGATTGCCGTCGTGGCCGGACTCTGCGGCTTCGCGGGACTCGCAATGGCCGTCATGTCGTCCGACGAGAAGGAGTAGTCGCTCCCGGCTAGGCGAACTCGTCCTCGCTCGGCTCTGGCGCCTGGTCGGTCGCATAGATCGCGACCCCATCCAGGGGCGAGGCGCCATCCTCGGCCGCCTTGTCGCCCCACTTCTTCTGCAGCCTGCGCTGGCCCCACTGGACAGCAGCGGTCGCGTAACAGACCGAGGTGCGCGGGTGCCAGTCGATCGTCGGGTCGGAGCACGTCGACCGCAGGTTCCCGCAACTGGGACAAACGTCCCGCTCGAAGGACGTCAGCAGGTCTCGGTCGTCGTCGGGAAGCGCACGCCACTCGTCGAGCCGGTAGCCCCACGCCTTGGCGACCGTCAGTTCGTGGCGGAACTCCGGGTCAGCGAGGCGGGCAGCGCTTTTGGGTTGAACCGTGCCCGGTTCGCGTGCTCCCAAGCGGCGAAGGTCAGGGTCGTGAACTGACCGTTGGTGAGCTTGTCTGCCCACTCGTCGAACGCCGCCCGCGATGAGAACTCCGGGACCTGGATCGCGGCGTAGAGCAGGTCGTCGGAGGCGGTGTCGACGTTCAGCCCGGCAGCCCGGTCCGAGTCGATGTCTTCCTTCGCGTGCTCCTCGCCAACACGGGGCGGGTGCTTCTCCTTCAGCTCGCGCCACGCCTTGCGCTCGAGACGCATCTCGACGTGCCGGCTGTTTGCCTTCGCGTCCTCGATGGCCTCGGCGCGCAGGGCCTCGTACTGCTCGGCGAGTCGCACCGAGTCCGAGATCCCCTCGTCCAGGGTGCGCCCTGACGCGGCTTCACTTCCTGCGAGCCGGTCCTCGTTCTTCGCGGCCTCGTCGACCGCCCGCCACAGCACGTCGAGACGCTCTGCGTAGGACTCGGACAGGAGGTCGATGACCTTGACGTCACTCATCGTCCGACTCCTCGCAGATTGCGCGAACATCCATGGTGCCCACGCGCTCGACCTTCGGCTTCGCAGCCTTGCGAGGGCGCTCCAGGGCAATCCGAAGGTCGAGAGCCCAGATGCCACCCGGGTCGTCTCCCGTAGCCGTGATCACAGGCGCTGGGCTCGCGAGGATGTGGCTCGTGATGTCGAGGCCGTCAATGTAGACCGCCTCGATCGCGCCGCTAGGCGCAACCTTGATTGTTGCCATGAGAACTCCTTGCCGAGTTGCCGAGTGGGACCCCCGCCCGCCACTCGGCAGGACGGGCGGGGGTCGTTCAGATCAGGGACCCGCGACAGCCGCGACGTTGAACGCCTGGTCGAGCAGCGCCACCCCAGCGGTGAAGCTGTAGATGCCAGACGCGTCGTTGGCCGTCTTGCCCGGGGTCGCCTGGGACGCCTCGACCTTGAAGATGTCGAAGAACTGGCCCACGGCGGCCTCCGGGGTGTCCTGGTAGGCCACAACGCCCTGACGGCGGGCCAGGTAGCCCGGGTTGACCGGGTCCTGGAACAGCTCCCACGCCTTCTTGCCGAGCGAGCCGGCGGCGGCCTGGGGGTCGAACACGCCCGTGATGTCGGCCAGGCTCCACGTCTGCTCGCCGAGGCCCTCGGTGGTGGAGGTCTCGCAGAGAAGGCGAGCGAGGCGGACCTTCTCCGTGGTGGACGTGACGCCCTCCTGCTCGGCGAGCAGGTAGCAGGAGATGTTCACGCCGGACACGGCGTTGATCTCGGTGATCTTGGGGGTCTGGATGTTCGCGATGGCGGGGACCCAGAACCACGAGTCCTTGCCGTTCGCCTGGACCTTCTGAGGCTTGGACGGGGCGACCATGTGCTTACTCCTTCTCGGTTTCGGCCTTCTGGCCGCTCTCGGACGCCTTCTTGGCGGCCTGCTTGGTGGGGGTGCCGAGTGCGGTGCGGAACTTGGGCTGCACGAGGTCTCCGTGGGCGTCGCGGACCGGCTTCCCGGTCTTCTCGTGCGCCTCGTCGTTGAAGAGGTGCTCGGGGACGGCGTACTCGTGTCCGGTCTGCTTGTCGCGGACGTGGATGTGACCCATGGCGGGGCCTCCTAGAACTTGTAGGTCATCAGGGAGCCGAGGACGCCTGCGGTTGCTGCGTCCCGGTCGACGTCGGTTGACATCTCGAACTCGGCAACAGGGGAGCCGGGGAGAGGCAGGGCGCGGCCGTTGAGCCGGCTGTCGAGGGCTGCGCAGACTTCCTCGAGTCCGTCGGATGTGCGCGCGAACGCTCGGGCAACGATCCGCTTCGGCGTCGACTTGTGTCCGTCGCTCGTAGCGGGGCCCGGGGCGGCATGTGCCAGCGACAGCACGACGTAGGGGTAGTCGGGATTCTCGGGCACGGCGTTGGCTGGGTAGACGCGGGCGAGTGGCCCACCCGTCAGGAACGTGACCAGGGCGGCGATGTCGCTCACGGGAACAGGTGGCCGATCGCGGAGTCGAGCATCCGATCGACGCGTGCCTGGATCCCGTCGAGCGCACGGAGGCCGTCGAGGTGGGGCGGCTGGTTGACGGACCCGAACTCGAAGCCGCGGCCCATGCTGCCCTGCTTGCGAGCGGACTCGGGGCCGACGTCAACGGCCACACTCGTCACCGAGAACGCCAGCTCGGCGGTGATGCTCGCGGGGTAGTGCTTGCCGTGCTCGCCGGAAGTTGCTGTGGCGTTCGACCGCCACTCGTTGGCGAACGCGTCGCCCGCATCCGACATGACCTGCCGGACGGCCGGGATCGACTTCGCGCCAACCTGTGCGAGGTCGGCGCCGAGCTTGTAGATCTCGGAGGCGTCGCCGGAGATGAAGCTCATGTCAGCACCTCCACAACCTGTAGGCGGCGCGCGGTCTGTTGAGAGCCGGGCGCCGGGCCAGAGAGCCGGACGATCGTGCCGAGCAGAGTCGGGTCGGACAGCCGGCCAACGGCGGTGCACTGGGCGACCGCGTTGACCGGGGCACTTGGGGAGTTCCAGGGGATGTGCAGCTCGCGCCTGGTCTCGACCGCGGTGCGGTCACCAACCTGAGCCTCCTGGACGACGTTGCCACGTTCGCGGAGGCGGGCTTTGGTCGTGAAGAGTGGCGCCACCTGCCGGAATTCAACGCCGTCGACCATTGACCAGCCGAGGTCGGCACCGATGGCCCAGGTGTCGGTCATCAGCGCCTCGGCGAGTGCGCGCCCGGCAGTAAGGACGTCGTCCATCACGCCCCCGGCGGCAGGAAGGGGATCGGCTCCTCGAGCGTCCCGGGAGTGTCGGCGTTGACCACGTCGAGGTACTGGTCGGCGCAGTCGTCGCCCCGAGTGGTGCCGAGGGCCCACAGGCCCTTGGCCTTCGTGCGGTACTTCGACAGGAGGTCGCGCTCGCCCGAGGTCAGGTAGATCCCCGACTCCCCGCCCTGGTCCCAGCGACGGGAGTAGTCGTCGATGGAGTCGGCAATGAGCCCCTGAGGGTTGAACCAGACGCGAGCTGCGACCTGCACGGTGATCGCCGAGACGTCACCGGGCACTTCCGCCCAGTCCTCGGCTACCTTGGGGCCGACTTCGGCGATCACGACCTGCGAGGCAGCCAACAGCACAGCCGTCGCCCGCGGGTCTTCGGCAGGGATCTCCTGGCCGACCCATGCGGCGAGGTCACTCACCTCTGCGAACGGCGGCTGTGCCATTGGACTGCTCCGATCAGACCGCGGGCGTGAAGTTGATCGCGACGAGGCGCTTGTTGGAGCCGCCCTGCTCGACCGACGTGGCCCCGGCGAAGGCGTCGACCAGGGAGCGGTCGACCGGGCCGGTGCTGTTGGTCGGGTTGTAGTCGCGCAGGTATCGCAGGCCGATGCCCTCCTCGGAGACCTGCGAGCCGTCCGCGGCGCCAGTCGGGATCGCCGGGGCGAAGGCGCCGAAGGCGATCGCGGTCTGGTGGAAGGCGTAGGCCTCGTCCTCGCCCAGCGCGTTGGAGCCGACGATGGTGAAGCCGCCGATCCGCGGGAGCGACGCCTCGCGCAGCGCGTCGCTGGCGATCGCGTCGCCAGAGTTCTGCGCCTTGCTGATGCGGTCGTCCTCGAGGAGTGCGAGCTCGACCGAGGAGCCGACGACGAGCACCCGGTTGGCCCGGGGCACGTTGAGGTCGTTCAGCTTCTTGCGGGCGGCGAGGACGACCTTGTACGGGTCATTGGTGCCCTCGGCGAAGTCGACGGTCGCGGCCGGCGTGGCTGCGGCCAGTTCGGTGGCGATGACGTCCTCGAGACCCTCCGCGACGGACCGCATCTGCGGCTGCAGCACCTGAACGCCGAAGTCGCGGATGTCGAGGGTGAGCTGCTCGTCGGTGATGTTGAGCAGCTTGTAGACGTGGGTGTCGAGGGTGACGTCAACCTTGGTCTCGGTCAGGTCGTCGGCGGTCAGCGCGGTCGTCGAGCGCAGCACGCGGGTGCGGGCGTCGAACTGAGCCGGGACGACCATCGAGACGGTGTCGTTGGCGGCGTACTGGAACTGCTGCTTGGTGAAGTCCGACCACACGAGTCGGGGCAGCACGATCTCCCGCTGGAGCAGCAGGCGCGCCATCTGGACCACCTGGGTGGCCTTGATGAAGGTGTTCGCCACGATGACCTCCTAGGTCGAGGGATGGACCGCGGGCGGCCCGTGGCGGGGCCGTGCGGAGTGGTTACCGACGCGGGATCTGGTCGGCGATCTTGCGGAGGTCGACCTCGGGGTCTTCCTCGGGGTCACCGCCACCGCGAAGGTGCTCGGTGGGTCGGCGACTAGGTGCGGGCTTGTCGTCGGACTTGCCGCCGAAGGTGGCGAGCAGGTCGTCGGCGTCGGCTTCGAGCTCCTCCTTGGTAGAGCCCACGAGTCGGCGTGCCTGCGCCTCGGTCAGTCCCTTGGCGAGTCCGACGCGGAGCCGCATCAGCTCGCCCTCGGCCTGGTCGGCGCGGGTCTTGTGCGAGTCCCGGTCCTCGGTAAGGCGTTGGGCCTCGGTCTTGTCCTTGTCCTCGAGCTCCTGGAGCCGTTCGGCGGCGGACTTGTGCTTCTTCGCCAGGCCCTCCCACTTACGCGCCTCGGCCTTCCAGTCGGTCGGGTCCTCGGCTGCCGGGGCCGGGTCCTGTGCAGGGTCCGGGTCCGGCGTGGGGTCGGGCGTGGGGTTGGGGTCGTTCGACATGCGGGTCTCCCATGCGGGATAAGTCGCCCCCCATGCGGGGTGGCGGGGGTTCAGCGAAGGCCGGCCGTCTTGCGCATGAGCGCCAGCACGGCCTTCGAGTCGTTGGCGCCGCCAAGAGTGGCGGTCGCGTCGTAGTAGGCGTCGCGCCAGGCGGCGACGTAGGGTGCCTCCGCGTAGGCATCGCGATTCCAGACGGGAACGGCGACGCAGCGGCAGTGCTGGTGGTACTTGCCGGCAGCGGAGTTCTCGGAGCGGTACACGGGGCCGCGCAGGGCGTTAATCGCGCAGAACGCGCACGCGTTCGCGGAGGCGTATCGGGCGTACCGCGGCGCGGCGGGGTCTCGCTCGACGTTGATCTCGATAGTGACTCGGTCGCGGTCGGCGATCATCCGGTCAAGGAAAGCCGTGGCGTCACCGAGGGCCTTGTTGGAGTCGACGAAAGCGCCCCTGGCGGCCCATGCGGTGGATGCGGCGATCTGCTCGTCCGGCGCAGGCGGGGCGAGGCTGGCGGTGAACGAGCCAGGAATCTCGGCATCGTTGCGCAATTCCTCGTACCAGTCGGCGCCGATGGTGGCGGTCATGGCCGAGAAGTCGTCGACAAGGTCGCGGGTCAGGTCTCTGAGCGGTCCGGCCAGCGCGATCGGGTCGTCGATCGGAAGCCCAGGCCACTCCCTAACAAGTTCGGCAACGGCGAGCGTGGCGATGTCCTCGACCGCGGCGCGGTGCGCCTCGGCTTCAGTCAGCGTTGCCACGGCGCCGCATCAGGTCGGCGACCTGCGGGTTTCTCCGCGCCTGCGCCGCAGCCTCGGCGACGGCCGTGAGACGCTCGCGAGCGGCACTGCGCTGGGCGATGGACTGCCACTCGTCGACATCGGACTTCGTTACGCCCGGGATGCGGGACCACAGCGCCTCGGGCGGGACGCCGAGCATAGTGGCGTACTTCCCGAGGGCGTCCGCAGCCTGGGTCATCGAGCGGACCTGCATGTCTTGCCAGGTGACGCGGGCCATGACGTCGGAAGCCGCGGCAGTATCACCCTCAAGGGCGGCGGCGAGGCGAAGGGCCTGCGCGTGGGACTTGCCGAACGACACCTGCCGCTCGAACGCCTTCTGGGTTAGGCCCGCTCGAAGTTCGGCGATCGCGTCTGCAGAGAGGTTGGCGACCTTGCCGCCGTTCAGCGCTGTGGCAGGCACCTGGGCAATGCCCGCGAGGGTGTCGACATCGGCCCAGTACGCGGAGATGAACCCGTCGAGCGGGGTCTCGTCGAGGGTGCCGAACTTGGTGTCGTGGTCCTCGGCGACGAGCACGTCGTCCTGGCGCAGCTTGAGCTTCTTGCGGTTCGCCTCTTCATCGTTGTCGGCGAACTCCGCGAGCCCTGCGACGGTGCGGACCTTCCATGAGTTGAAGTGCTGAGTCAGCATCCGGTCGTAGGCGGTCTTGTCGACTCGGCCGGCGAGCGGGATCAGCGGTTCGACCTCGCCCGGGGCGCGTCCGTCGAGGTCGAGATCGTTGGTGTAGCGGACGACAGGGCAGACGTCAGAGCCATGTTCGCGCCACTCCAGGTAGGTCGGGGTGCCGGCGCCGTCGACAGAGAGGAAGTGGACGACCCCCTCCTCGTAGAGACGGACCATCCAGCCGGCGCGCTGCGGGGTGACCTGCATGGCGAACATCGGCCAGTCGTCGGACTCTGGCTCGGCGTAGACCGCCAGCATCTTCCGCGGACTGACGCCCCGCATTACCGAACGAGCACCATTGGCGTCCTGGCCGGGCGTGACGAGCACGTAGGAGTAGCCGTAAGCGAGCGCGGCGCGGTGAACGGCGGTCTGGCGCTGGTCGAAATCGTTGGCGTTCCATGTCCGCCATGCGCCGGAGTTCTGCGCCTGCTCGGGCGAGCGGTATCCGTCAACGTAGAGTGTCTGCGCGATCGTGGAGACCACCAGGCCCAGCCACGGGGTCTTTGACAGCTCGATCAGCGTCTTGAGCTCCTGTGTGGCACCGCGGGGGAGGCGGGGATCTTCGTGCTGCCAGCGGTACCACTTGTCGATCTTGTCGAGCTTCTTCTTCTCGTCGGCCCACTGCTCCCACAGGGAGTCGCGGACGAGCTCGCGCACGTCGTTCTGGGACAGCGGCACGTCAGATCACCACACCTTCCCTGAACGCTTCTTCGCGGGCTTCTTGGTCGAGTTGAGGGCGATCTGCCGACCCATCCGGGCGCCGACCATGCACACCGCGAGGTCGACGAGCTTGCTCGAGTCGCGGGTGACCTTGCCAAGCGAGACGCCCCACTGGTTCGGTCGACGGCGGGCGTTGTGGACATGGAGCCGGAGCATCGAGGAGCCGTCCCATGTCAGGGCCGCGTCCTCGTCGATGTCCTGGGCGGCCTGCATTGCAGCCTCGGTGAACTGCTTGTTGCGTTCGACGCCGCCGCGCTGAGAGAGTCGCATGTCGAACTTCACGGCGTGGCCGCTGGCGCCAGGGGTGGCCCAGATCGCGAGGCCGTCACGGAAGTCGCGGTGCCAGTCGTCGATGAGCTGGCCCCAATAGAGCGCTTCGTCCTCGTCGTCGCGAGCTGGAGACGGGTCGACGCCGAACCAGGAGACGGAGTAGCGGTCGAAGGCGGCGCGGACGGTGGAATCGACGACAGCGCGGGGGACGAGCCAGCCCTTGCCCCGAGCGCCACGGGGGCGCTGCCAGACGCCCAACTGGAAGACGTGTCCGTCAGAGAGTCGGCAGCCGACAAGGCCGGTCGCGTCCTCGGACTTGGAGCAGTCGAGGAACATCGCGATCTCGTCGCCATCGGCGATCGCGACGTCAGCACGGGCTAGGTCATCGAACTTGGTCGGCTCGACCCAGGCGTCTTCTTCGGCGGCGAGGCCATTGAGGTAGAACCGGATCGTGTCCGCGACGGTGGTTCGGGAGTCCATCATCTCGTCGCAGATGCGCTCGAGGTCTGCCCACGGGGCGTCGGAGTAGGCGGCGCGGGCGCCAGCCATACGGCCCTCGGCGGTGAGGATGTCGGTTGCCGGAGGCGCTTCGATCGAGTCATACAGCAGGTCCCGCTTACCGCGGTACCCGGGCGCCTGCTGCTTCTGGAACTCCTCGAACGTGGACTCGGCCACCGACCCCCCGCCCTGCTTGTGCGCGTTGGTGAACTCGCACAGACGGGCTTGGATCTCGGCCGGCGACTTGCCGACGTTGCGGCGGGCCATCGCGGCGACACGCTGGCCACCGGAGGTCTCGGTCATGTGGTGCGTTTCATTGAGTGCGACGAACGTTGCCGGGTCGCCCTCGCCTGAGGCTTCCGACGACGGCGGGATCTCAAACCGCCCGCCGTTGGAACGCAGCACGGTTCTGGTCTCGCCGCAGTCGAGGTCGTAGAACTCCCGGGCCTCGCGGGACCACATCGCGTTCGCGACCCGGAGCACGTCCTTCGACTGCGCCTCGGAGTTCGACATCACCTGCACCAACGGGAAGCCGCGAGGGCGACCGATCGGGCGGCCTGTCTTGTCATCCCAGTCGTACAGCTCGACCGGCCCGACAAGCTCGGTATTGCACATTCCGCCAGCCGTCGGGTCCTTGCCGGTGCCCTTCGCGCCGCGCTTGGCGCCCGAGCGGTAGGTGAAACGGCCGTCCTCGTTGACGTGGTACCAGAGGATCAGAAACCGCTTCTGCCCCGCCGTCCAGCGCCACGGCTGGCCGGTCATGTAGTGGATCAGGCCAGGGAGTTCCGTGCGACCCTCGGACCAGTCGATGATCGCCGGGCCAAGGCTGGAGCAGACCAGCGCCATCCGCTCATCCGGGTCAGTCGGCCACGGAAGCGTGCACCAGGCGCCAGTGGCCTCGTCAATCCAGTAGCCCGGCAGGAGCAGATCAGAGGTCGCGGTAGTCATCGAGGCTGGTCACGTTGTCGGCCTCGGTCTCGGGCTTCGGGTCGACGTAGCGGATGCGGAGATCGCGCCGATCATCGGCGGTGACGCCGAGCTTTTTCTCGCGCTGACGGATCTCGGTGGCCTGCTTGAAGTCACCGGCATCGAAGGCGGCAACCAGGCGCGCTGTGTGCTCAGCGAACATCCAGTCCGAGTCGGCCCAGAGTGTGCAGTGTGGCATCGTTGAGATCGCCGTCCACCACCGCTGGGTGCTCGATGACCACGGATCGCCGTTCGGCTTCGTTTCGGGCAACGGGGGAGCGGACTCGAACGGGACGTTGGCGACCTCGGTCCACTCGTGAGCCGGCTTGTTCCGGTTGACCGCCTGCCCCTGGGGCTTCGGCTTACGACCAGCAACGGGCATTGAACTCGCCTCCCGCCCCCGGTTTCGATTTCGTACAGACCGTCAGGCCCTATGCCCTCGGTCCTGCTCGAGGCGCTTGAGTCGGGGCCACCCCCCACCCGTCAGCCGTCAGATGCCTTCGCCTCGGCCTTCTTGGCAGGGGCTTTCTTCGCCTCGGCCTGGACCTCCTCAGCGAGCCCGGACGCGATCAGGCGCTTGCCTGCCGCGTCGAGCACGTCGGCCTCGGCGCCCTTGCGCTTGCCGTCGATGTAGCGGATCTTCATCGCACTTCTCCCGGGTGTGTGCGCCGCGGTCTGATGCGGCTGGGCTTCTCGAGCTGGGTCTTCTTTGTGTGACACGGTCCGCTCAGCCATCGCAGGTTGGCGAGGCCGTGGTCGTCACCACGCTTGTCGTGGTCGCAGTCGGCGCCGCGTCCGTCGCAGGTGTCGACATGCCAGCGTGGTTCGCCTCGGAGGCTGATGCCTTCGCACCGTCCGCCAGCCCGCTCCTTGGTGGCCTGGACTCTCTTGGGCCAGTCGTTGGGGAGTCGCGTGCGTCGATCACTGCTAGACCAAGCCAACGTCGCACCCCCGAACATGCAGCGACCCCGGCTCGCGAGAATCGAGTCGAGGTCGTGGCTGCCGACTTCTAGAGACGCTTCCGCAGCGAGAAGCCGGCATAAGGAATTGTGCCACAGTCTCCCGACTGAATCACGCCAACCGATCAGGCGCGCCACTCGTCGCGGTAGTCCGGGTGGTCGGCGTACACCGAGGCGAGAGCAGTCACGACCTCGGGAACGTCGCCAAGCGCATCCATCTGCTCGATGCTCTTGCAGGTTCCCCACTCGCCTTCGATGCGCTCGTGGTCGTTCCACGCGGCGTTGATCGCCAGCCGCTTGGCCTCGCACTCGGCCAGCACGCGGGCGGGATTCCACTTGGCGATGTGCGGCGCGATCTGCCCATACGCCGAGTCGAACGTGTGCCCGAACTGGTCGTCGGCCGCGAGCAGGACCGTCTCGTTGAACTCGTCTCCGACTGACCACTGGGCTGAGTAGGTCCCCGCTTTCCGCGCGCCGGACTCATCCTCGGCGATCCGGGCCAGCAGGAACTCGGTGATGGTCATGCCGTCTTCTTCTCCCGCGTCTTGGTCATCAGGTGCTTCCTCCACAGGCTGGGCCACCAGCAGTAGACGTCGTGGGTGACGGGGTCGCAGTACGACTCGCCTTCCCCGTCGGCGAGCCACTTGCGGATGGTGCGTTCGGCTCGACCTTGGGCCTTGAGCGTACCGATGGCGTCGGCCTGGGGAATCCACTTCTCAGCGCCTTCGGACCGCAGCATCGCAGCGTGGGCGTCGCGCACTCCGTCGGCGTCGAGCCGGACCTTGCATGCCGGGCACTTCCACCGGTCGCCGCCTCCGTCGGTCTCGGGTCCGTAGAGGCGCAGCAGCCTCGGTCCGGCGTCGCAGTGGTTGCAGGTGATCCGGGTCCGTTCCTGCCTGGCTCCGGCGTACAGCAGGTCTTCGCTCCGGACGCGTGCCTGTCGGATGTCCCGCGCGAAGTCGTCCCACGCCATCTCGTTGTCCCATGCCCAGTCGAGGAGTGACCGGATGAGGTTGGCTTCGCTCGCCACGGTTGGTCGCCGCCCTTCGAGCGGGTAGCCCTTCTCGTTGCGCCACTGCTCGGACCAGAACAGCAGGGTTTGCAGGACGGGTTCATGGTCGGCGTCCTCATCCTCGGAGCCGGTCCAGCAGCGGGTGTGGTCGGTGCGCAGGCAGGTGGCGATGTGGTGTTCTTCGGCGAGTCCGACGCGACGCTCGTTGGTTTCGGGGTCGGCGACGTGGGCGAGGGCGACCATGGCGTCGCCGCCGGGGAGGCTGGTTCCGTCGATGGTGGCGCCGGCCTTCTGGATGGCTTGGGCGAGGGTCTGTTCGTGGAGCTTGGTGATCTCTGTGAGGTCGCGGGCGACCTTGGTGATGGGGGTTCCGACGAGTTCGTTGAATCCGAGGTCGGTCATTTTGCCTCCGTGGTTCCGTAGAGGTGCCAGACGAGGCCGGGGCCGTTGGTGACGCTGGCGAGGTGCTCGTAGCCGTTGGGGATCAAGTCGGTGCTGGCGACGGTGCGGACGGTTCGGGTGGGTTCGGGTTGGGGGGTGTTCTCCTCGGTCCAGACCTCAAGGACGAGGCCGAGGTTGTTGGCTATGAGGAGGACTGGGCCGGCACCCATGGGGTGGTTGTTGTCGTCGATAGGAATGTCCCAGCGGGTGGCGCGGCGGTAGGGCGCGGGCTCTTCGAGGGGCGTCTCGGTCACGGCTTGTCTCCCTCGCCGATGATCCAGGCGGCTGCGGTGAGCATCGAGACCATCCCCGTGCCGAGGCGGTAGGCGACGACCTCGGGCCATCGGTGCCGCGGGTTGAGGCGTGCTCGTGTGGGCGTGTTGTCCGGGATGTCAGCCATGGTCGCCGCCGTCCCGCACGCGGCGAGCGAGCTCACGGAGGAAGGTCACTGAGTTCTTGACCTCGCCTGGGTGCAGGGCTTGGATCGCGTCGGCCGCCTTTTCCAGCGCGGTCGCCTTGATCTGCTGGACGACCTGCGCCGAGTTGCCGAGAGCAGCGCGGAGGGCGTGGGCGTGCGGGTCCGGGAACCAGCCGATGACGCCCGGCTGGCCCTTCGGCTGCCACTCCTCGACGAGTGCCCACGCCGCCGCGACCTGGGAGCGCAGCGTGGCGGCCTCCTGCTCGGCGGCCTCGGCGCGGGCACGCTGCTCGTCGCGCTCGCGAGCGCACCGCACGGCCAGGTCGCCGTACTCGTTCGTGAGGTCCGGCGTCTGCTCGGCCACCGCGAGCCGGTCGGCAACCGCGCGTGCCAGGGTTTCGGCCACGTCGCGCGCGGCGGCGTGCAACCCCAGGCCCTCGATGCAGTAGCCCTCGCAGCACTGGCCCGGATGACTGATCACCAACGCCTCGCTCAGCCCGGCCCGGTCGGACGGCTCGGGAGCGAGCGCGTCCGGGCACGTGCTGCTCGTGTGGTTGCACTGGACCTTGCCGGGGCGCACGACCTGCAGGTCGCAACCCGGCCCGCACGTGGGCCAGCATCCGCCGAAGCCGTCCTCGATCTCCGCCGTCGTGCTGCCGGTCGCCACGGCGTCCAGCACGAAGCGGGCGAGCCGCTGGTCGCTGAAGTTGGGACCGGAGCATTCCTCGTGCCACTCGCAGTCGAAACGGTGAATGATGCGCGCGACCTTCTCGACGAGGGCGGGATCGTGCTCAGTGCTGTCGGTCGCCACGGGCAGGTGCTGGGCAGCGAGGGTGCGCAAGGTGCGGACGGCGTACTCGATGCTGACCTTCTGGGGTCCGAAGACACGGTGCGCCTCAGACCGGATGCCGTACTTGGTCTCCCACTCGTCGGCGAGCGCGGCGAGCGCGGCGTGCAGGCCGGTCATCGCGGCAGCCCCAGGTCGGCCCGCACCTTGGCGGCGTAGCGGTCCACGTACTGGAGCCCCTGGCGGCGCTCGGCCGCGAGGCGGCGCCGGTGGGCTTCCTCGGCGATGTGCTCGCGCTCCTGGGCGCTGAGCTCGATCACGCGGCGGCCGTAGCGCCCCTCGTCAAAGCCCGCCTGTACGAGCCGAGCGAACTCGAGGAGGCCCCGCTGGAAGGTGCCGAGCATGCGCCCGTACTGGTACGCCGGCTCGGTGCGGTCGATCGGAGTCTCAGGCATGGGTGTCTCCTTCGTGGACGGCGTCGCCGTCGGTCGTGGTGGTGTCGGCGCCGTCGAGTGCGGCACGGATCATCTGGCCGATCTCGGCGGCTGACTCGTAGACGCTGGTGGTGCCGAGCGACTCGAGGTGGTCGGCGAACTCCCGGACCCGCGCGATGACGGCCCGCTGTTCGGCGACCTTGTGCGCGAGGGCATCCCGGTTGGCCTGGATCTCGTCGCGCTGGTGGACGAGGTTCTCGATCGCGCCCGGCCAGTCGTTGCGGTACTGCCCTCCGTCCGCGACGGGGATGTTGATCGCGAACCAGCGCTCTCGATCACGTAGCCGGTCGCGGTCGGCTGTCACCCGGTCGTGCAGGGTGAGCAGCAGCTCGATGTCGGCCGGGGCGTGCGCGATGAACTCGGCGTCGGCGAAGTGGCTCGCGCCGACGTTCTCGCAGACGGCGTCGATGATCGTGCCGGAGCCTTCCTGGATGCGGCCCGTGAGCGGCTGGTCGTTGTCATCCCAGACCACCCCCAGGCACCAGCCGTTGTCCTTCTCGCCCACTGCCTCCCACGCCCACGGTCCCGGGGTCGCTGCTTCGGCTCTCGCGCGGATGTTGGCGAGCGTGTCGTCCAGGTCGGTCGAGGCGGTCATCGGTCGGCCTCCGGAGTGTCGATGCTCAGCTCGGCCGAGGCGAAGAGTCCCTTGATGTCCGCCAGCCCGAGGCCGTCGAGCGAGATCCAGCACGAGCAGACTCGGTCGTCGGGCTCACGGCACTCGGAGCACTGGACGGGAGGGCAGTGGCCGCACGAGTTGGGCCGTGGCGGGCAGCCAGGGCCCACGTCATGCCCGCAGCGTCGGCAAGGGTTGAGGGCGCTCATCGGTCGGCCTTCCGCTCGGCGATCACCAGCACCACGAGGCCGGGCACGGAGAACTGGAACGCCCTGGAATCCTGGGACTTCTCCAGGTACTGGATCACCGCGGCCGGGTTGTGCAGTCTCGGCAGCCGGAGGATCGGGAACCTCAGGAGGCCGATCGCCTTGCCGACGATCCACCAAGCCAGCGAGAGGGCAGCCGCGCCGATGGGTACGGCGCTCACGCCGAGCCAGAAGTCGGCGCTCATCGGTCCTGCTCCTGTCGTGCGGCGCGGTAGGGGTTGGGCGTGAGGCTCTGGTGGGTTAGCCCCTCCTTGGTGATGTCAACCCCGCGTGCGTCGTAGCCCTCGTCCCATGCCTCAGCCAGCGCGCGCTCGGCGATCTGCCGGTCGTGGTCGGCGAGCCAGGAGGACGCGAGGATCAGGTCGGCCTCCTCGTAGTGCTGCCGGTGAACCAGTTCGCCGCACAGGAGGTGCCCCATGTTGTGCCCAGACTTGGAGCACCAGGAGGCGAGGAGGTCGGCGAGGTCCGTTCGTGCCGCCTGGGCCTCAGAATCGGCCCCAGGAGCGCCTTCCAGGGTTCCGGTGGACTCGCTCATGCGACTTCCTCCCAGTAAGGCCGGTCCGAGTAGGCGAGCGCGACCTCATCACACAGGCCAAGTCCGGCAGGGTTCTCGATTCCTGAGTGCTGAAAGGCGCGCAGGTCGTAGGCGTGGTCATCGGGCCACGCAAGACGCAGGCGAACGCCACGGGCCTTGTTGTTGTTCTTGATCGCGACCGAACGCAGCTCGTGACCGAGTTCGTTGAGTTCGGCCTCGGACTTCTCCTTGCGCTCCAGCAGATGCCGGTTCTTCTTGGCGATCTTCTGCTGGGCGAGGATTCGACGGCGGCCGACATGGGGGTCGGGGAAGTCGTTGATGAATCCGTTGCACTCGCCGCACGACGGAACCACGAGGACGTACTTGCGCAGCGCCTCGCCCGTGTTCGGCTTGGGGAGCAGGTGATCCTTGCCGTCGCCCGGCAGTCCGCAGTAGATGCAGACGAATTCTGGGTAGTCGATTCGCTTGGGCGCGTGGACGGTCATGCACTCGACTCGCAAGCACATCTCGATGCCGCAGGCGAGGGTCACGTAGGACCACGGCAGGAGCGTCCTCTCGCGCTCGAGCGCGAAGAGGCGCAGTGCCTCACGCTGAAAGTCGCGTGGTCGGCCCTTCCAACGCCTGGCCCGAGAGTGGTCCGTCGGGTTGCTGGCAGCAATTCCAGCGGCGCGCTTCCGGGCCTCCGAGTTCATCATCGAACGCCCTCCGGCTCTTCCTCAGCGGAAGTGAAGCCGATCTGCTGGTGATGGCCGTACCAAGTGCTGCGGGCCAGCGTGGCCGCATCGAAGGCGGCGAGGCAGGCGAGAAGGTAGTCGGCGAGGACGTGATCGGGGGTGTCGGAGCCGTTCTCGGCCGACGCGCGGTTCAGGGCGTGCTTGATCTCGGACCGCAGGCCGTTCTGGTCATCGGCCTGCGTCGGGTGGTTGCTCATGGCTGGGTCTCCTTGGTTCGGGGGAGTCGGGTCTTCGGGCGGACGGTGCGGGTCCTGGTCGCGTCGGCAACCGAGACGAACTCGTGTCCGCTGTTGTTCGTGTGGCGGTGGGCAGGCAGCGAACACACGTCGCACGCCGTCGTCGGATCGAAGGGCTCATGGGCGACGGGACGCGTGCCGCGCTCCTGCCAGTTCGGCGCCGACGTGTTCGCGATGACGCCCGGGGTCTGAGCTTTCGCGTCATCCGCTGCCCGGATCACCGACAGCGCAACGTCGGCGAGGTGCAGGTGCCGGACCTTCGCGATCGCAGCTGCGATCCCGGCGTCGTCCCAACGGGGTGCGCCGGTGGGGCGGCAGCGCCCGGCGAGGTAGGTGAGGGCTCGGATGTCCTGGTCGTTCAGTGGCATCGCATCGTCACCCGCCCATCGCTCTACTACCGCTACGAAAATGCGATGCGTTAGATAGATATGGGTCGGGCCGGGCCGGGAGCATTCGCCCCCTAATAGGGTCACCCCATCGGAACCCCATCACTTTCCCTCCTTGCAGAAGGGGCAGTCTGGGTCCGTGATGCGACGCCCGATGTGCCAGCGGCGGTGCGCTCCAAGAGACCCTGCGGCACTCTCTGCCGCCCGAGCCTCCTTGACCTTTCCGGCGTCCGGCTGACGCTGGGACCACTCGTGGAACGCGTACCCAGTCGGCAGCCGCTCCCACAGCGCCGCGTCCACAAGCCGCTTCGCCAATGCCTTCCCGCCGAGCTGCTGCGCAACTGCATCGGGCACGAAGCCGCCCGTGAGCATCTGCTGCGACCACGCGCCAGCGCGCACCCACAGGCCCATCGCGGCGTTCCCGGCGGCCAGGGTCTTGTGATGGAACGCGAGGTTGTCGTCCACGCGGAACCACGGCACTCACGCCACCTCCTCGCCTGGTCGGTTCTCGAACTGGTGGAAGTCGTCGGCCATCGCCTGCACGCGCTCCTTGGTTTGTTCGCCGGGTGCGTCGTCGAACAGGGCGCCGTGACGGTGCCACCAGCCGGATTCGCCGTACTGCTCGCGGAGCAGCGCTCGCACACGTTGACGGCGCCACTCCGCGAGAGCTTCGGGAAGGCGCGCGATCCGTTCGGCGCGTTCGTCGTCGGTCCAGGGCTGCCAGCGCTGAACGCCGGCGATGGTGACCCACCTGCCGCCCGTCAGGCCGTCCCTGGGGTGACGGCATCCGGGGCAGGTGTCGAACGTGGTCGAACGGTGCTTGACGCCACAGTTCACGCACGCACGGGTCGGTCGGATCGGGTCGGACTCCTTGCATGCCCGGCAGATCGACACGACCGACTGGGTGGGCTTCCCGCAGCCGGTGCAGTCGGACCAGACGCGGGGTGGTCGAGTGGTCACCACGGGATCTCCTGGGGTGTGAGAACGAGGCGGACGGTGTGCGTGTTGGGGTCGCACTTGTTGCCGCGGAGGTAGGTGGGGCCGATGACGTGGGTGGAGTCGTCGTCCGGCCAGACGCCTGCGTCGACCAGTCCGTCGATCAGTGCCTTCACCGTCGGGAACGCGTTGGACGGGTCGGCCTTGCTGTTGCGCGGGTAGCCGATGAACGCGGCAACATGGGTGGTGCCGAGACCGCGAGGGAAGGCGCGGACGACACCAGCTCTTCCGAGCATCCGCAGCTCGCGTGTCCGCTTGGCGTTGTCAGCCCAGTGGCGGCGGTCGTTTGCCGACAGCCACAGGTCGTTGGGAATCGAGAACGTCAGAGTCGTCATGCGGCCACCTGGCCCCACCGCGCCATCTCGCGCAGGAACCTCAGACCCGCGACGGCCTGCTGTGGCAGGACGCCGTTGCCGCACGCCTTGAGCACCTCGTTCCAGGTGATCCCAGGGACGTCGGTGATCCAGCCAGCGAGCAGGCCCATGAGCCACTCGTCGAACTCGTCGGAGAGCTTCGGATTGCCCTCGGCGTTGAGCTTGGTTGGCTCGGGTGCTGGTCGGGTGATCGCCTCCCAGCGTCGGATCGCGGGCCCGTACTCGCCCCAACGATCAGGCTGCCGGACGGCGGCGTCAGTGAGGGTGGTTCCATCGTGACCGCTGTCGTAGCCCGCAGAGCCGGACTGCTTGCTGTCGCCAGCGGTCGGCGTGGGCAGCAGGTTGATCGCGCTCGGCAGCATCAGGTCGCCAGCGGAGCCACGCTGGTTTGGACCGCCCTTGGAGCCATCGGTTGCACGCGGCGTCGGCAAGAGCCGATCGGTGACAGCGGTGCGCAGATCCATCCCGCCGTCACCGTGATGCCCAGCACCGTTCGTGTCGGAGGTTCGAGGGCTAGGCAACAGCGCCATGTCCCTCGCCACTCCCGGCAGCGTCGTCTGGTGGCCCTCCGAGCTCAGGTGACCGCCGTCCCCGTCCGCCTTGCCCGGCGTAGGCAACAGTGAGACCGTCTCCGTGCTCAAAGATCCACGGCTGGCCCGCGGGGTAGGCAGCGCAGAACCACCGCTCGCGGCGATGGGCGGCTCCCACGCCGGACGCGGGAACAACCGTCCAGTCCGCATCGAACCCGATCGAGGCAAGGTCTGCGAGAACGGCATCAAGTGCCCGCAGATGCTCTCCTGATCCGTCTCCCAGACAGACCGGGCAGGGTTCCACGTCGCCAGCGGCTGACGCAGTGAAGATTCCGGGGACATTCTCGAGGACCACCAATCGGGGTGAGAGTTCGGTGATGGCGCGGACGACCTGCGACCAGAGGCCGGTGCGGGTGCCGTCGCGGAGGCCGGCTCGTCCGCCGGCGACGGAGACGTCCTGGCAGGGGAAGCCGGCGCACAGGATGTCGATGAGGCCGCGCCAGGGCGTCCAGTCGATGAGGGAGACGTCGCCGAGGTTCGGGGCGTCGGGGAAGCGGTGGGCGAGGATCGAACAAGGGGATCGGTGGGGCTCGTGGTGACCGATCGAACCGTCCTTGGCGACCTTGCAGACGTCGGCCACGAACACCGTCTCGGCGTCGAGCACCTCTGCGACCGCGAGATCCAGCCCGCCGTAACCGCTGAACAGGGAGCCCAATCGCGGCTTCATGCTGCGTCTCCGAGGATCATCTCGAGCACGTCGTCGGCCGAGTCGCCGTAGAGTGCGCGGATCTTGTTGGCCCACGCTGGCCCGTTTGCTGCGATCCAGTTGTTGAGGTGGTGGGCGGATTCGTGTGCGGCGTCGTTCTTGGGACCCATCACTCGCTCACCCACTCGTCCCAGGCGTCAGCGACCTCGTAGCCGTAGCCAACAATCAGGGCGGCCTTCGTGTCCGCCTCGTTCATCCCGGCTCGGTCGCGGGCACAATCGACAGCCCGGAAGAACTGGTCCATGGCCTGGTTCCAGTCGGCGAGCATCGAGTTCGCGAAGTCAATCCGCGTCTGCTCGGACATCATTCATCTCCCTCGCAGTCATCACACGTGTAGCGCGTCACGATGCGCGTGATCGCCTTCGCTTCAGAAACGTCAATCACCTTCCAGTCCGAAGCCCACGCCGACTCGCCCTCGCCCAAGATGCGCCCGCAAGAAAGGCACTCCACGTCGCTCACTCGGACGCACCGTCCTCGGTTGGCTGTGCGTCGATCTCGGCAACCCGGGCGAGGATCGACTCGCGCAGGGTCGGGAACTGTCGATGCCACTCGCGCAACTGGTCCTTGTCGGCGGCGCAGGCGATCGCGGCCTCGGACGGGGGAGTGGGCGCATCGGGCAGCGGGTCGACTGGGTAGACGCCTGGGCGTCCTTGCGACTCCAGCACGGGTGCCTGCATCGGCCCGTCGATGTGGCTCAAGTGGCTGATTCGTGCGCCGCCGACCTTTCTGCCGCCATACATGACATCGGGGTCGTAGAAGAGCGTGACCCGGCGGCCCACATAGGCGTCGTTCTGGCTCTTGCCCCAGCAGAAGGCGAGGACGCGGCGCTGGTTCCGTCCCGGCCTCCATGGACGGTCGAACTCTTCGAAGAAGATGCTCACTGGCTGCTCGGCTGCCGCGTTGACGGCGACCCGCTTCACGGTGAAGGTGCGCGGTCCCGCCGCCAGTTCAACCGCGTCGAGCTGGTCCGACTTGGGAGCGAGGGTCTCGGAGATGTCCATCAGTCCACCTCGTCGTAGGTGCCGTCGAACTCGAACTGGTCATGCATCTCGCGAACGAGCCGGATGATCTGGCGGCGACCCCGATCCTCATAGTCGTTGCCGCCGGTCTCGTAGTCCTCCCAGAGGTCCCAGACCTGACTCATCTCGCGTGCCGTGTTCTCGTGACGGCAGTACTCCATGCTCGGCATCTCAGAAGATCTCCATGTTGAAGTCGATGCGCTCTGCCAGGGGGAGTCCCTTGGTGGCGCGCTGGTGGGTGGCGGCGTGGCCCGCGATGTCTGCCTCGGCCTTCTCGGCGGCGGCGAGGATCGCGGCCTGCCAGGCGGGGTCCGGGGTGACACGCTTGGGCCACAGGTGCATCCCGCCGCAGTAGGACACGAAGTCGATCCACTTGCGGCCGGACACCAGGAGCGCGGTCTGCAACTGAGCCATGTGTTGGGCCGGGATCTCGCCGGTGACGATGGTCGAGAGGTGGCCCTTCTGTCGGGGCGCCTTGATCTCGATGAGTCCGTCGTCGCCAACGAGGCCGTCGGGGGAGTAGCCGATGTCGAACACCCACTCGTTGCCGATGAACTGGCGGATCATGAACCCGGCTTCGGTGACGGGCCGGTCGGTGCAGTGCTCGGCATACAGGTCGCGGGCGTAGGGCTCGGACTCGATGCCACGCCACATGTCGCGGTTGGTGGGGGTGTCCTCGACGTGGTTGGCGATCCGCTCGGCAGCAAGCGCGAGGATCAGCGCCTTGGACGTGTCGTTGTCGGCAGGTGCGTAGACCGGCGGCAGGGTCCGAGCCTTGGCTGCCCGGTCGTCGTGGAACGCCTTGATCGGCGTCGGCGTCTTGCGACCCACGGCGAGACACGGGGCCCCGGCTGCGACGTCGCAGGTCGGGCAGGCGACCGCCGTTGCATCGGGTGCCCCGATCGTCACCAGATCCTTCATCACGGACGCGGTGACGATCCCGCAGCGTGCGGCGTACCAAGCCTCCGAGCGCTGCTCGACGTCGATGATCCGAAGCTCGCTCATGACGCCCACCTCTCTGCCTCGTCGGCGTCGTACTGCTGCTCTCGTTCGGTCTCATCGATGACTCGCTCGATGCCGTGCCAGTGGCGGCAGTTCCAGCAGTCGCGGACGTCGCAGGTGTTGACGTCGTGGGGCTGCTTGGTCGGCGCGAGGATCGGCACGTCGGCTGCTGTGATGTCGCGGCAGGTTGGCTCACCGTCGTAGGCGGGGTGGTTACAGGCTCGGCACACTTGGGAGCCACCGCCCTTCCTGATTGCCCATGGCCTTCGGGGCGATCCCGTTGACCTCGTAGCAGTGCTGGCGCCACGCGTCCTCAGTGGCCTCGTAGGTGGTCTCGGAGAACTTGGTTCCGCAGGTGCAGGTGCCGAGCCACTTGGTTGCGCGGTAGTTGGCGTCGCGGGCGATGACCTCGAACCCGCAGCCGTGCTTGTCAGCCATCGGCGTCCTCCTTGAGGAAGGCGCGCGCGATATCGACGGCACAGGGGTGGGGCGGCATGTCGGGGATGAGGGAATGGGAGACGCGAGCCAAGTCGTGTTCGAGGAACGCGGCCACGACCAGCGCGGTCGCCGGATCCCAGTGCGCGATGTGCTCGGCCTGCTCTTCGGTGATCGCGTCACAGACGTTCACGGGCCCAGCGCCGACCATGTAGACGGTGCCGCGGTTGTCGTTCCACGAGATGCCGTCGGCGGCCCAGGGCTCGTCTCCGCTGGCGAGGATCGCATCCTCTGCAACCTCGCGCGCTCGGTTCGCGGCCCGGCGGATCAGGTCGAGATCGGCGGTCATCGGGCCACCTCCAGCCATGGCGCCGCACCCAGGCAGATGATGCCGACTGCGAAGACGCACCACCCGGCGGCAGCGAGGCGAGTGCGCAAGGGCCAGTCGGCCTCTGACGCTGCGAACGCCAGGACAAGCGCCGCAACCAACAGGGCGGCGCCAGTGATCGCGAGTGCGCCAGCGGCGGTCATCGGGCCCTCCGCTCAGCGAGGTCCGAGACGCCGCGCTTCCGGCGGCGGCCCGCCACGGCCTCGGCCTGCGCCTCACGCAGCGCGTCCACCAACGTCGCGTTCTCCCACACCAATACCGCCACCGCGACGGCCAACAGAATGCAGATGACGATCACGGCGACACCGCCTTCGCGATGAACGACAGGCCACTCACGAGCGCCAACTCCTGCGCAGCCACGATGTGCGCGAGATGCGCCTCCTCGCGGGCTTCGCGAGCCGACACGTAGCCATCGATCCAGTGCTGCTCAACTGGTCGACCAGCAGCAACGAGGTCGGCGATGTGGGCAGCACGACCATCGGCACGATGCTTGGCGTCCTCGAATCGCACGCGCGCCTCATGGGCTGCGCGGGCAGCAGACTCGGGGGTCACGACGGCTCACCCGGCTCAACGCCCGACGACAGCACCTTGACGGCGTCGATCTCCTGATAGGCGGTCCAACCTCCGACGTTGTCCGGGAAGCCTCCTGCGTGCGACCAGCCGTAGATGAAGTCCGGCCCCAGGGCGCGGACCCACTGATCGCCAGCACGGTCAACGACCACCGACCACCTGTTCGTGGGCTCGTCGGGCTTCGGAGGCGTCGGGGAGGCGAACTCACGGAGAGCGGCCTGCAGGGCTCCGCGACGGAAGACGCCCATGTACGGACCGCACTGGGAGATCAGGTCGGCCAAGCGGTCGATGTCGTCGTCGGACTCGGGGTCCAGCACCACCAACGGCTTGATGAGCTTGGACCGAACCTCATCTGTGGCGTCATGCAGGGCGCGGGAGACGGTGAGCCCCTGCTCTCGACGCACCTGATACGCGTCGCGCAACTCAGCCTTGAAGTCCTGGTGAACCGTCATGCGATACTCCTTCTCGAGATTCGTTCTCGGCCCCGGTCGTGTTGCACCACCACCGGGGCCACCTACGTTTTGGATGGGGCGCCCGAACGCCCCGCACCGACACCACGACGGCAAACACACGCCGCGGCGACGGAGAACTAGGGGGAGTAGGGGTTCTCGAACCGCCGCGTCCTCGGGAACGCCGGATGGTCCTGACCCGCCGCATCCATGAACCCGGCCTCCCACGCCCGAGCAAGCTCCTGGTCTATCCAGGGCTTGTCCCAGTGGCGAGAGACCTTCGCGCAGACGCCGAGCATGTGGTCACGAAGGCGGCGCTTCTTGCCCTGCCAAACATGGGCCAGCAGGGCATCGACGACCTCAGTGCACATGGCCGCGTAGGTCGGGGATGACCATCGGTGCGCCTTCCAGACCTCGCGCTGTTCGGCAGTGAGCGTCTTGAACTGGTGGGCACTCATGACGCGCCCCGGATCAGCGCGAACACCACAAACGCCACCGCGAAGAACACGCACGCGAACACCACCAAGCCGAGCACCAGCCAATGGGCCGGGCCGATCGGGGAATCGGAGTCAGTCATCAGAGCCTCCCGACACCCGCCACGTCACCAGCGCCGGACAACCAGCCGGCAGATCCATCGCCGCCAGATGCGACGCCACGCGATCCCGGAACGACGAAGGGCGAAGAAGCAGAGCCGTCTGCCACGCGCCGACGTTGTACGACTCACTCGAACGCGCACACCACGCCGCCAACGTCTTCGCGTCCCAGTCATCCCAGTCGATCGGGGAATCGGAGTTGGGGGTCGTCATGACGCATCACCTAGCCAGCGATAGACCCGCATCGGACGACCCGCGTTATGGCCGGCAACATCACGCGACACCGACCACTCATCCGTCTCCGCGATCAGCCGCTCGGCCTTCGCCTTGTTCACGAACGCACCAATCCGACGAGGCGCAACCACGCCACGAAGCTGCTCCCGGTAGTCGTTCTGATCCAGACGACCGCCATGCAGATGAGCAGTCGCACTGAGGACACCCACGAACGCGCGCCACTCGAAGTCAGCCGACGGGTGGTTCGTGTCGGCCACCAGGGACAGCAGGTCGGCCGTCGAGTCGTCCACGGGGGACCAGATGGGGGCGGTCATGACGCCTCCGTGCGGTCAACCGTCGGGACCGGCGTCAACATCGCCCGGACGTCGGCCTCGCTCACTCGAAGGGCCCGCGACCCCTTGATTCGGAAGGCGGGCAGCGTTCCGTCCGCAATACGGCGCCGAACCGTCAGAACCGACTGCTCCAAGATCGCCGCAGCCTCTTGCAACGTGATGTTCCTGCTCATGACGCCTTCCGATGGGGAGTTGATACATCGTCGTTGGAAACTTTGACCAAGAAGAGGTCGTCGACGCCCACCCCGAGATAGTGGGCGATGCGCAGAGCGGGGTCGGTGGAGAGCGTGCGGACGTCGCCCGCCAGGAGTCGATTCATGTACGAGTGCGACCTCCAGCCGGCGGCCCTTGCGAGCTGCCGAGCCGAGACGCCCTGAATGACCATCAGCTTCGCGAGCTGCTTTCGATCCTTCAGAAGCATGTAGATCTCCGAGTTGGTTCGGGGAGCGGCTTGGAGCTTCACGTTAGTTCCTTCTGTGAGTCTGTGTCCAGCGTGGTTGGGAAAAGTTTCCAACGGCAGTGTCCACCCGTCAAGCCCTCGCTGGAAACTTTCTCGCCTGACCTGCAGTTACGCCGGTGTAGTTCGTTACGATCTGGTGTCCACTTTTTTCGCAACGGGAGCCGAGGCGCGTGTCCGCGCTGGTTGCGCCCCTTGACAGGCAGTCGGGAGCATCAAGCCATGCGACCTACCGAGCGAGAGTCAGGCGCCGTTTGGCGCCTGCTAAGCGCTTGGGCGGCTGACGAACAGGCGAAGGATCGGCTCCACCGCAAGATCACCCAAGGCGACATGGCACGGATGTTTGGCGTCTCCAGCCAGACCATCAGCGCATGGAAGCGCTGCCAGGCGCGGATGCCGATGGCATCCCAGCTTCGCGTGATCAAGGCGACCGGGGTCACCCTCGATGACCTCACGGCTGCACTGGCCGAGGACGAGCATCGGATTGCCGACTGGGTCGCTGCCCGCCGCGAAGAAGAGGATGAAGGAGGTGGTGAGGGTGATGCAGGAGGTGCCCCCGCCAAGACGCCGCCGGGCTCGGGCCCGGACCGACCGCCGCTGCTCGCCGTTGCCTCGGGGGACGAGGGCGACGAGAAGTTGGCTCGCGAGGCGACCGAGCAGGCTCGGCGTGCGCGCGCCGAGCAGATGGAAGCCATCGCCGAGATGAAGCGGAAGAAGAAGGGCCGCGAGAAGTGAGCGAAGAGAGTGTGACTGATGAGGCAGCGGGAACACCTAGGAACACGGGCGACCCCGCGCTACCCTCGCAGCATGAGCACCCCTCAGGTTCTTCCCCACCTGAGCCGCCAGCAGAAGATGCGGTTCCGGGTGATCGCGATGCGCGCATTCGGCGATCGGACGGGCGGGAAGACCTTCCGCGCACTCCAGCGCGAACTTCCGGCGCCTCCGATGCGGACCCCGGCTCACTCGGTGAACATCGTCTCGAAGGCGCTGACCCCTCCGAAGTAGATCCGACCACTGCGCAGATCGCGCAGGTCGTGCTTCAGCAGATCCAAGCGCACCTGCATTTGCCCATGGAGGCGCCAGATGGCGCAGCGCTTGCCGAACTGAAGCGGCAGGATCCCGACGCGCACTCGATGTGGCTCCGGCAGGTCGAGAAGCAGATGGAGCACCAGCGCTTCATGGAGTCCGCCATCTATACGATGCCGCTCAAGGTCATGAAGAGCGCCCACCGCTCCGCGTTGGCTGCGCTCGTTGTCCTCACGGCGGTAACGGGATACGCGCTGTACCTCGACCACCAGTGGTTCGCGGCGATCTTCGGCGCCCTCGATGTGGTTGCCATTCTGGGCGTCTTTGCGAGGTCATCCGACCCGTCCGAGGAGTGATCCGTCGGACCCACTCTCTAGGGTCCGGCACATGTATCACCCGTTCCGTCACCTCCTGAGCTACTTCCGCGACGGCGACGGCATGACGATGTCCATCGAGCCGACGCCTGGCGGCAAGGCGGAGTGGTACTCGCCGGCCGAGGATCACATGATGCTCCGGCCCGGACAGCTTCAAGTAGAACGTCGATGCGCCGTAGCGCACGGGCTCGCCCACAGAGACCTGGGGCACTCGGGCGTCTGCGAGTACCCAGACGCCGTTCGCCAGGCGTCACGCGCCGAGATGGAGGCCGATGAACTCGCGGCGCGGCGTCTGATCCGACTGGCCCACTTCATTGAGGTCTTGTGTTGGACCGATGACAAGGATGAGGCGGCCGACGCTCTGTGGGTGACCCGGCACTACCTCGACGTTCGGCTCGAGCGGATGTACATGGGCGAGCAGAAGATCGTGCGTGAAGCCCTCATCGCCCGAGGCGTGCCTTAGCTGGCACCTACCAGCCGCCCTCTGTGGCGAGGTTGTTGAGCCTGTCGGTGAGCATGTCCATTCGCGACCTGGCCGCCCGCACATACCGCTGCGCAGCCTGCGGGGTCGAGTCCCCAAGGAACTCCTGGATCTCGGCCTCAGTGGCCCCCTGCTGCGCCAGGAGCGTGGCACCGGTCGCGCGGAGGTCGTGGAAGTGGAGCTGGGGGTGGCCGGCGGCGGTGCGGGCGTGGTACCAGCCGCGGGATCCGGTCGAGCTGGCTACGCGGCCCCTGCGCTTGGCGCCGGGTGCCGTGCCGTAGAACGTCTGGGGAGCGAGGTGCCCACCGGACTGAGCGGGGAACAGGAGCGAACCCTTCGCGCCGGCAGCGTGCTCGCGGAGGTGCTTCCGGATGTCGTCGACCAGGAAGGTCGGGACGCGCTGGTCGCGGACGCCCGCCTCAGACTTCGGCCCCTTGACGGGGTTCTCCTTGTCGCCCGAGACAGCGCGGCGGATCCGCAGCACGGCGCGAGCAAGGTCAACATCGCCGCGGCGCAGCTCGGCGATCTCCGAGTAGCGAAGCCCGGTCCAGAGGCCGAGCAAGACCAGAAGACGCCACTCGGGGCGGATCGTTGCCAGCATGACCTCGACCTCGTCGGCGGTCGCGAGCTCCTCGCGGAGCTTCGTGGGAGAGGCGCCGCCGCCGCGGATCGCGAAGGGGTTCGGCTGTCCAGCGAGGGGTCCTAGGGCACTGGTTGCGGTCGTCATAACGCCCCGGCCGAACGCGTAGGCGCGGGCCCGCTGGGTTGCGCCCGTGTCGCCCGGACGGGCACGACGTCGGCGGGGAGCCCAGGTCTCGAACCATGCGGTGACGACCGCTGGAGTGATGCGCTCTAGGGGCAGCCCGGCCAGCGGCGCAAGATCGTGCTCAAGCATGTCGGCGTACTTCGCACGGGTCCGCGGCGCCAGCGGCTGCGCGCCCTGCTTGGTGCGCCGCTCAGCGATCCAGCGCGTGGCATAGGACCGGAAGGTCTCGCCGGGGGTGTTCCTTCCGCCGGCCTCGGTCGCGGCGCGCGTAACGGCCTGGCGAGTAGCGGGCGAGGTCCACGTGCCAGACGCGATCAGGCCCTGCTCTCGACCGAGCCATGCCTCGGCGTCGCGTTTAGTGGTGAAGGTTGTGGGCGCGGCATGGCGGACGGGCGTGCGGCTGCCTGTCCGCGAAAGGCGAGTCGCGCCAGTAGGATCGGAGTAGAAGGCTTGCCAGCGGCCAGAGGGAAGTTTCCGTACCCGGCCAAAGCCTCTTGTCATCTGATTCTCCAGGGGTCGCTTCGTGCTACGAGCGTGCTACGAACATGCTATCGGGAGAGCATTCTTGATCACTCCCGAACCTTGGCGGATGCGCCTGTTTACCCAGGTCAGAGGGCATTTCCGCAAGTCAGATGCTAGATTTCCAAGGTAGCACGACAGTGGTTCGAATCCACTACCTGCCACGGC